CTATGCGGACAACATTCTGGTCAATGAACTTGGCCATGTTGTCGGTGTGCGGTCGGAGAATACCATCGACGCGCAGCGGGTTGCGTTCGATCTGCGCGAAGAGGCCAAGGAGGGCCTTGTCGATTGGTGGGCGCGGCGTATTTCGGTCGCGTTCTTTAATCAAGTCTGCGGCAATACCGCCCTGTCCGGCGGCACTGCTCCATCGTCAACGAAATACACCGGGCTGAATGCCGTAGTCGCGCCATCGACCGGACGTATCCTGCGGATGGGCACTTCGTTGACCACCGACGAAGCCGTCAACGCCGCTACGACTGCGACGTTGACATTGTCGGCGGTCGATAGTTGCGTTGAAATCGCCAAGACCGGCGGCTCAACCGGCCTGCCCAAGATCCGACCGATCAGGATCGAGGGCGGCGAGCACTATGTGATGTATTTGCATCCAACGCAGGTGACATCGATCCGCACCACAACGTCCACAGGTCAATGGTTGGACATACAAAAAGCGGCCATGCAAGGTGGAGAGATCAGCAATAATCCGATCTTCACCGGCGCGTTGGGCATGTACAACAATGTGATCTTGCGCGAGAGTGAGCAAGTCCCCAATGGCGTGCATTCCACCACGGCGGCGGCTCAAACCAACACGCGGCGAGCAGTGTTTCTCGGCGCGCAAGCGGCGGCCATCGCGTTCGGCCAGAACAGCGGTGAGTCGCGTTATAGATGGAATGAGGAACTTTATGACCATAAAAGGCGCTTAGAAGTAAGTGCCTGGTCGATCTACGGGTTGAAAAAGCTGGTCTGGAATGCGACCGACTTCTCGACCATCGTCGTGACCTCCTACTCGGCGCCTGCCGCGTAGTAGCAACTCAACTCAACTCCAAAAGCTTCGGCAAAGGCCTCATCAGGGCAAAAGGAGAGAACTCACATGGCAACTGGAACCTTGGGCACATCCGCCCGCGACTACCCCTCGAGAGAAAGTCGATTCTGCGTCAACCTCACCTTCACCAACTTTGGCGGCGGCGCGGCGCGCAAGATCGGTACGATCCCAATCAACTCGGTGCTGTTGCGGTGCTATACCGTTACCGGAACGGCGTTTAACAGCAGTACCACCAACAACATCCAAGTCGGCACTGCATCCGGCGGGGCGCAGGTTGTGGCCGCGGCGGCGATCGGTGCGGCGGGCATCAACACGCAAACCATCCTCGCTGCAGCAGCGGGTCCGTTGGCCGCCGATACCGACATCTGGATTCAAGGCACGTTCGCGGCCGCCGCCCCCACGGCTGGAAATGCCGATTTCGTCCTGGAATGGGCAAATCCAGTGGGTCAGTAATGCGGACGCTGGATTGGTTTCTGGATCGGGTGGCGCGTTTGCCACCCGACTTTCTTGAGGAAAAATCATGGCCACCAGCACCTACGCCGATCTTCAAAACCAAGTCGCCAACGATCTGCGACGGAGCAATCTCACCGCCGAAATCGCCCAAGCCATCCTCGACGCCATCCAGGACCACGACAGCGAGCGCTTCTACTTCAACGAAACCGAAATCTACAATTTCAACACCGTCGCGAATCAGGACGTCTATCCGATCACGCCTCAGCCGCCGATCCAAGAATTCATTATGATCGACATGGTGCGCAGCCAAGTCGGCAATACTTGGTTCACACTCGAGCGCGAAACACCGGATCAAATGGAAATTGATTACTCGGCGCCCACCAGTGGCCAGCCGTTCGAATGGTCGATCCACGGCAACGAATTGCGGCTGTTTCCGATGCCCAATAAGGTCTATCCGGTCAGGATCTTCGGGCATTATCGCATCGTCCCGTTAGTCAATGGCACCGACAGCAATCAATGGACGACCATTGCCAAGAACCTGATCCGTTACTCGGCGCTCAAGCGCCTCTACGCTTATCCGATTCGCGACATGCAACAGTCACAGGTGGCTGAGGCCCGCGAGGTGCAGGAAGTCGAATATTTGCGTCGCGAGACCGATCGCCGGGCACGCACCGGTCAGATGGCGGCATACTATGGCTGAGATTTTCGACCGCGACGGCAATTTTGTCGCTGATATTCCGTTGTCGGAAAAGCAACTTGCTAGCTTGGAAGCCGCCGAGATTACGATGCACTATCATACGCCGCAGCTCAAGCGTAATGGCCCGCTCGGCAACGTCAGCGGATTATTCAGGCTGCATAAGGACGGCGAGCGCATTGTTGCCGATGATGCCGAGCAAGTACGCGCCTGCGCAAAGATGCTGAAGGACGCGAGCGATGCCTAAGGCCACGGTCCCATTCGGCGAATGGCGGCCTGATATCGCAACGCTTGATAGTCAATTCGCCAATGTCGCCGACAATGTCTATGCGGGCATCAATTCCTATAAGCCGATTCCAGATCTGTTGCGTTTTTCGGCCACACCATTACCAGATAGTCCGATTTGCGGATTGACATCGGCGCGCGCGGCAGATGGAAGCTGGAAAATTTACGCTGGCACGAAAACAAAACTTTGGACGTGGGCGCTGGCTGGCTGGACCGATGTCAGCCGCACGGTCGGCGGTGCTTACAATGTGCCTACGGGTCAACTATGGAGTTTCGCGCAGTTCGGCCAAAACCTGATTGCGGTCAGCGGCGTCAACGACAATCCGCAAACGATCAACGTCGATACCGGGACCAATTTTGCCGATCTTGCCGGCTCGCCGCCGAAGGCGCACACCGTCGCGCAGATCGGCGACTTTCTCATATTGGCGGGGTTGGCGTCGAATGGCAGATCGATTCAGTGGTCGGGCATTAATGATTCGACGAGCTGGACCCCTGGATTAAATTTATCAGACATCCAGTCATTCCCCGAGGGCGGGCCTGTGACCAGCGTGCAGGGCGGCGAGATCGGTTATGTCGTGCAGGATCGCGCCATTCGTACGATGCAATTCCTGCCGGGAGACACGACCTACATTTTCAATTTCAGTCGCGTGCTGCGCGACAAAGGCTGCGTTTCCACATGGGGCGCGACCACCGTGGGAAACGTGCTCTATTTCCTGGCCGAGGATGGTTTCTATTCCATAACAGGCCAAGGCATCGTGCCGATCGGCCAGGACAAGATCAACGAATGGTTCCTCGCGAATTCCGATGTCGGTCGGCGCAATCTTGTAGAAACCGTAATTTCGAACAAACCCTATGTCGCGTGGGCATTCCATTCGAGCTCTGCTCCGCAAAGCTATGATCGCGTCCTGATCTACAACTGGAGCAACGGGCGCTGGAGCACCGGCACAGTCTATGCGTTGGCATGGGCGCAACTTGCCACCATTCCGCTCGATCTCGACACGACGGGACCGGAGCCCGGCGATGCCAATCTCGATTCAACGGCATCTTCGCTCGATAGCTTTGCCTATGTCGGCGGACGCCCACAAGTCTGCGCCTTCGATGCAAATGGTTATCTATGCTCGCTGACTGGACCCAATCTACGAGCAACGATGGAGACGGGTGAGGCGCATTTGGTGCCAGGACAGCGGACCTTCGTATCGGATGCCTATCCACTGGCCGATGCCATTGACGGTACGGTCACAGTCGCCACCCGCGAGCGATTGCAAGATGCGGTCGTATGGGGGCCCGACGTTCCGCTTGAGATTACAGGTTCGGCCTCGGTGCTCACGTCATCGCGCTTGCATCGTTTCCGCGTGACCATTCCTCGAGGTGATACCTGGACACATGCGCAAGCTGTAGCAGTCGAAGCGCAACCGGACGGCATGGCATGATGCGTAGCATAGATGTAAAATGAGCGATGCCTACAGTTTTCCGAAACTGCCGCCGGCACCATTCCGCATCGCCTTTGATAGCGCACGCGACCCTTATGTCGCACGCAATGCGCTCGGGATTACCAGCGTTAGCGGCGCCAATCCACCATATCTGACCGACGCCCCGAGCAATGGACGCCACTTCGGCAGATACAATGCCACCTGGGCGGACCTCGACGAAGTCTATATGCGCTGGGTGCCCTATACGGGAGCGGGGCAAGCATTTCTCAAGCAGGATCTGACCAGGGATGGCGACTGGACCATGGTCGCCCTCAATGACACCACAGATCGACCGGCACCGCAGCCATCGGGAACCGAAGAGGACCTGCTGCCGGTTTGGACGCCGACGACATCGAGCAATCCCGCCAACCATGTGGTCTACAATGAATGGACCGTCAATACCCCTGGTTGGATCGACCAATACGGGATGGATGTACTCAACGTCGGCAAGCAGTGTGCGGTCACGCTGCAGGTCAACGGCGTCACCAAGGATACCTTTACCGTCACGCCTAACAATGCGGGGTTATTTTGGAACGATGTCACACCCATTCTGGTCGCTTCCGGTGCGGTGATCCGCGTCACTAATTCGGTGAGCGGGAGCGGCAGCCTCTCTTGGTATCAGCAGGCGGGGCTGTTTGCGACGCCGCCCGTCTATTGCTCGTCGGCGGTCGGATCGAAGGACGGCGCAGCAGCAGGAACGACTGCCTACGGCTGCCATCTATTGTTCACTCCCGGCACCAAGTCAGCGAATTGGGATGTGGTTGCATTTGGCGGCTCGGCCG